GCGGAACCGGCCGCGCCGGTCGAGCAACCGTGCGACCCTGAAGCCGCCACGATGGACGAGGCGTGGACAGAGTTCTGCAAGCACTGCCCGCCGCCGAAGTGGGACCAGGCCGCGGTGGAAGCCGAGTGGTTCCGCATCATCGCCGAACTGTTCCCCGGCAAGCAGCCCGACGAACTCGGCCCGACCGAGTGGGCGGTGATGCGCGACGAGGGACCGACGCGGATCGTCCCGTTCTGACGCAGCGGCGGGTGGGCCCTGGTGGGCCTGCGAGGCTCATTCCCTCGCTCTGGTCGGTTCGATTCCGGCACCCGCCTGTGGGTTAGTCTCCCCTGTCCGGCCGGGTCGGGGGCTGCCGCAAGGCGGCCTCCGCTCGGTCCGGGCGGGCGGCCAGGGAAGAGATTGCGGACTGAACCATGATTGCGACTGCTTCACGCCAACAACTTCGGGACTACCAGGACCGGGCCGTCGAGACGGTGATCGAGAGGCTCGGCAGCCGGCCGATCCTGGTCAGTCCCACCGGCAGCGGCAAGACGACGATGGCCACGGAGGTCGTCGAGCGGTTGGGGCTGCCGACGCTGTGGCTGGCGCACCGGAAAGAACTGATCGACCAGGCCGCCGAGCGGCTCGCCGCGCACGGCCTGGATGTCGGCATCGTCATGGCCGGCTACAAGAGCAACCCGGCGGCGCAGGTGCAAGTCGCTTCGGTCCAGACGCTCGTGCGGCGAGACAAGCCGCCAGCCGGGCTGGTGGTGGTGGACGAGTGCCATCACGCCGCGGCGGAAACCTACCAGAACATCCTGGGCGACTACGGCGACGCCGCATTGATCGGCTTGACCGCCACACCGTTCCGGCTGGACGGCCGCGGCCTGGGCGACCTGTTCGGCGAACTGGTGGTCGCGGCCTGGCCGGACGAACTCTGCGCCGCCGGCGTGCTGCACAAGCCGCGGGTGTGGGCCTCGAAGGCTCCAGACCTGCGCGGGGTTCGTGTTGTTGCCGGCGACTACAGCGTCGGCGCTCTGGCCGAGCGGACCAACACGGCCGAACTCAACGCGGACATCGTGGAGACCTGGCGAAAGCGCGCCGAAGGCAAGCGGACTGTGGTCTTCGCGGTGGACATCGAGCACAGCGAGGCCATCACCGAGGCGTTCCGGCAGGCCGGCGTCGAGGCTGAACATCTCGACGGCGGCACGGCTCGCGCCGAGCGTGACGCCATTCTTGACCGCCTGGCTTCGGGCCGGACGCTGGTGGTGTCCAACTGCATGGTGCTCACCGAAGGCTGGGACTTGCCGGCGCTGGAGTGCGCGGTGGTCGCCCGGCCGACGGCTTCGCTGAATCTGCACCTCCAGATGATCGGCCGCGTCATGCGGGCCTGCGACGGCAAGAATGGCGCGATCGTCCTTGACCACGCCGGCAACCACCACGTGCACGGGCTGGTCACGCGCCGACTCGACTACACGCTGAGCGATGAGAAGGTGGGCTTCTCCGAGCCGCTGGGCCTGCGCCGGTGTGGCAACTGCGGCTTGCTGTTCGAGACGAGCGAGCGTTGCTGTCCCGAGTGCGGCTGGGAGCCGCAAGGCGAAGGCGGGCAGCGCCGCCGGCCGGCAATTCACGGCGAAGGTGAACTGGCCGAGTTCGACGACTCTTCCTTCGACTACCGCCGGCAGGTGTGGGTCCAGATCGAAGCCCAGCGGCAGGCCGCCGGCTACAAGGCCGGCTGGAGCTACTACCGATTCTTCGACCGCTTCGGCGTTGCGCCAATCGTGGCCGGCGGCGAGTTGGTCGATCCGCCGGCCGCAAGCTCGGAACAGAAGGCCGAGGTCTATCGCGAGTTCCTGCGGATCGCGGCCATCAAGGGTTACAAGCCCGGCTGGGCCGCGTACCGCTTCCGTGACGCTTTCGGCCACTGGCCGCGGAGGGGCGAAGCGTGACGGAGAAGCACCTCCAGAACGTCATCCTCCGCGCCTTCGGCACGCAGCCAGGCCTGCGCCTGTGGCGGGCCAACGTCGGCGTCGCCCGCGTGGGCCAGCGCGTGGTCCGTTTCGGTATACGCGGACAAGCGGACCTCACCGGCATCGTGCCGGACGGCCGGCGCTTGGAAATCGAGGTCAAGGCGGCAACCGGCCGGCAGACGGCCGAGCAGCGGAGCTTTCAAGACATGATCGAGAGGTTCCATGGAATCTACATCCTCGCAAGGTCCGTTGACGACGTGCGGCGGGAGCTTGCCGCCCGGGGCGTGCGGCTCGGATAGCGCGCTGGCGGCGAATGTCCGCTACGGCTACGGGCTGGGTTGGTCGTTTACGCCGCTGGACGGCAAGCGGCCGGTCCTGAAGCGCTGGCAGTCCGTACCTCGCGAGTCGATGGAGCAGGCGCTCGCCTGGGCGGGCAAGGGCAATGTCGGCCTGCGCACCGGCAAGGCCAGCGGCATCGTCGTCATCGACGTGGACCCCGGCGGCGATATCGAACCGCTGGGGCTGCCGGGCACGGTCACGGCGATGTCCGGGCGACCGGGCGCGTTCCACCTCTACTTCTGGCACAACGGCCCGCTGGGCAACTCATCGAAGAAGCTGGGGCCGAACATCGACGTGAAGGCCGACGGCGGGCAGGTGGTCTTCCCGGGCTCGGTGCATCCCGACACCGGGGCGGTCTACGCCTGGGCGGAAGGGTACGAGCCGTGGAACGTCGAGCTTGCCGAACTGCCCGCGCACATCGTGGAATTGCTCCAGTCGCCCGACGCGCCGAAACAGGCCGCCGCGGGGCCGGCGTTGCCCGCGGCGCTCGAAACGCCGGCCGAGCCGGATAGCCGACCGTCCGCGCGTGAACGAGCGCCCAAAGGCCGCGCAGATGCCAAAGCGGCCCGCTACGCCCAGCGAGCCTTGCAGCTTGAACTGCACGCCCTGACCAGTGCCGGCAACGGCACGCGGAACCAGACGCTCAATCGGGCGGCGTTCAGCCTGGGCCGGCTGATTGGCGGCGGGTATCTGGTCCGGGCCGAGGTCGAGGCGGCGCTTCGCAGCGCAGCCGAGTCGGTCGGGCTGGAGCCGCGGGAGATCGACGCAACGCTCCGGTCGGGCCTGGACTCCGGCACGCGCGAGCCGCGGACAGTCGAGCTTCGGCCCCGGCCGCGGTGCGACCGCGAGAGCGATTTCGACCCGGCCGAGTACGTGCTGCTGCCCGGTCCGCACAAGGACGACCAGGACGCGCACATCGAGCAGTCGAGCGTGGACTTCGCGTCCGACGTGCTCCAGCGCCTGCCGGCCGACGCCATCTACCGGCGGGACTTCATCCCCGGCGAGGTCATCGGCGAAGCGGGCCGACGGAAGTGGGTGGAGTTGTCGGCGGACCGGATGCGGATCGTGGTGGACAGTCACGCCAAGCTCGGCAAGTGGGTCACGCACCGGCAGACGAAGGAGCAAGTCCTTCTCTACCAGGCGTGCAACAAGGACGCCGCGGGGCTGGTGGTCGCCCATGCGACCGGCGCGGCCGGCGTCCGCGAGCTTTACCTGATGGTGTCCTACCCGGTCTACGGGCCTGGCTTCGTGCGGGTCGAGCCGGGCTGGCACGACGGCCTGTACTACGACGAGCCGGACGAGCTGCGCGACCTTCGCCCGGAAACCGACTGCGAGGTCATCCACAACGTGCTGCATGACCTGGTTGTGGACTTCCCCTTCAAGGCCGAAGCGGACCGGCAGAACTTCTTCGGCCTGCTGCTCACGCCGATCATCGCGCCAGCGCTCGACGGCAACCGGCCGATGCACCTGCTCAACGCGCCGCTGGAGCGGACCGGCAAGAGCAAGCTGGTCAACGAGGTGTTCGGCGGCATCGTCACCGGCCGGGATACGCCGTCGATGCAGATCACCGACCGGGAGGAAGAGCGCGAGAAGCGCATTCTGGCGATGCTGCTCCAGGGCGAGACGTTGATGCACCTGGACAACCTGCCCAGCTACATCGACTCGCCGGCGCTGGCCAGTCTGTTGACGACGCAGCGCTTCCTGGGGCGGCTGCTGGGCTACTCGCGGAACGTGTCGCTGCCGAACAACCTCACCATCGTCGGCACGGGCAACAACGTCCAAGCTTCCGGCGAGATCGCCAAGCGGATCGTGCCCATCATGATTGAGCCGGCGTCGGCGAACCCCGAAGCCCGCACCGACTTCCAGCACCCGGACATCCGGGCCTACGTCCGCCAGCAGCGGCGGACGGTGCTGGAGTGCCTGCTCGGGCTGGTGGAGAACTGGACCGCCGCCGGCCGGCCGAAACACCCCGACCGGCTAGGCGGCTTTGAGAGTTGGTCCGAAGCCGTCGGCGGCATCCTTCAGGTCAACGGCCTGCGGGCATGGCGAACCAACGAAGGCGAGTGGCGGAAGGTCGCGAATCCGCACGGTTCCGAGATCGAGACCTTCGTCGAAATCTGGCACGAAGCCTTCGGAGCGTCCGAGGTGGCGACACTGGACTTGATGAATCTGTCCGAGCAGCACGGCTTGTTCGGCTTTGTCTTCGCGCGGAATGGTGTAGCCGCTCGGATTTCAGTCTTCGGCAAGCTCCTAATACGCCACGTCAACGCACCGATCGGCAACTGGCGCATCCGACAGCGGAAGGCCCGTCAGACCCTGTACCGGCTGGAGGATGTCCATGGGACTTGAGAATGTCCTCAGCAAGCTGTCGCGTGCAAGGGTCGCAGGGGTCGATGATGGCTCCGCGCCCAAAGTTGGTGTGCAAGGGTTGCAGGGGTCATGCAGGGGTCAAAGCACGACCCTTGCAGAGCCAAGCGTTGCTTCAGTAAGCACTTGCGGCAGTTCTGCAAGGGTTGCAGGGGTTTCTGACAGCTTTACGCACGCGCCCGCGCACGCACGCGCGCACACGCGCGCCCGTGAGCAGCGGATAGACACAGAACCCCCGCAACCCGTGCGACCCTTGCAGATTCCCGGCGCGGTGACGCTGCTGAAGCACTGCCGGTGCATGGACTGCCGGCGGTTCTACAAGGCCATGGACGGCGATTCCTACTGCGAGTCCTACATCGGCGGAACGCGCATTGAGTGGGCGACGGGCAAACGCTACTGCGACCCGTTGCCGGACGCCTGGCACTACTGCGCCGACTACCACGGACCCCAGATCAGCAAGGACGTATGGGCCTGGCCTCGAAGCCCTCATGCAGAGGTTGCAGGGGTCGCGGGTCCTTCCGGCGAGTCGGCGGAAGACAACCGCGGCGGGAACGGTCACGAAACAGGTTTGTTTCGTTCGCCGGCGCGCACACAAGGCAAGGAGGCGTAAGCCATGAAGATCGAGCCATGGGACATCGACCGGATCAAGCCCTATGAGAAGAACCCGCGGCGGAATGACAAAGCCGTCCAGGCCGTGGCCGACTCCATCCGTGAGTTCGGCTTCCGCCAGCCCATCGTGGTGGACGACGCCGGCGTCATCGTGGTGGGCCACACACGGTACAAGGCCGCGCTGAAGCTGGGCCTCAAGACCGTGCCGGTGCATGTCGCCGCCGACCTGACGCCCCAGCAGGCGCGGGCCTACCGCTTGGCCGACAACCGCTCGGCCGAGAATGCCGAGTGGGACATCGACCTGCTGCCCATCGAACTGGGCGAGCTTCGCGACGGCGGCGCGGACCTGAAGCTGCTGGGCTTCACCGACAAGGAGCTTGCCGAGTACCTCCGCGAGTTCGACACCGACCTTGACGAGGGCGACGCCGACGCGAGCGAAGCCGCCGAAACCATCCGCTGCCCCAAGTGCGGCCACGAGTTCCCCTTGGAGTAACCGCCATGAGCGCCGAGACGGCCGTCTACGTCCAAAGCAAGTACGCCAAGCCCGCCTACACGGTGGAGAGCTACAACGTCCGCGCGTGGCCCGGCCTGGAGATGGTCTGTCACGCCCTGCGGCAAGGCGGGATCGAGGTGGACTACTGCTCGTCCGCCACGGCCGGCCGGTACAAGGTCGTGCTGGTGTCGATCACGTCCGGCTGCGACTGGTATCCGTTCGTCGGCGAGCGGCTCCGATGGCCAGCGACGGCGCGGCCGACGGTCATCGCCGGCGGCGCGGGGCTGCTCAACGTCCGGCCGTTTCTTCGCTGGTGCGATGTCTTCTGCCTGGGCCGGGCGGAAGACTACATCGTGCCGCTGGTCCGCTCGGCGCTGGCCGGCGAGAAGCTGGAGCATCCGTCGGTCATCTACGGGGCCGACTTTCGCCTGGACAAGACCTACTGCATCGACGCTGGGACCGGCCTGTATCCGCACGCCGTGCCGCTGGCCAACGGCAAGACCTGGCGCGAGAGCGCCTACGGCTGTCAGCGCAAGTGCATGTTCTGCGCCTATACCTGGCATCGCCGGCACGTCGGCGGATTGCAGAACGAGGCCGGCGCGGGCGACGTGCTTTGGGGCGGCTCGGCCGAGAAGACCATCTTCGAGTTGGACCTTGCCCGCCCGGAGACATGGGGCCTGCCCAAGCTTCGCATCGTCGGCCTGGACGGTTTCTCCGAGCGGCTCCGGCGGATGGTCAACAAGCCCATCACGCGGGACATGCTCCGCGGCTTCTTCCGCGGACTGGCCGCGGCGAAGGTCGCGCCGAACCACATGAAAATCTACAACATCGTCGGTTACCCGACCGAGACGGAAGCCGACTGGTTCGAGTTCCTCGAAGACCTGGCGGCGGCGGATGAAGGCTGGACAAAGATCGACCCGCAATGGGGCATCGAGGTTCACTCCACACCGTTCCGGCCTATGCCTGCGACGCCGGGCGCCTGCTGGCCGATGAGTCCGATCAACTACCGCGGCCGAATCGTCAAGGTGCTCAGCCAAGGCAAGCACCGCGAGTACAAGGGCATCTTCTACCGGGGGAATCGCTTCTGGGCGGCCGAGTCGCGCGGGACCGAAAGCCTGCCAACGGTCATCCTCGACGCGCTGGTCCTTCGCGGCGTGGAGGACGACTCCGAGACCATCGCCCGGCTGGCAGGCTCGACCAAGTTCCGCAATGCCAGCATGGCGCACAAGACGGCGATGCTGGAGCGGCACGTCGATATCGCCCGCCTCTTCGCCGGCTACACCTGGGACACGCTGCCGACGCGATACCTGGCTTCGTACATCCCGAACGACAAGCTCCAGAACATCGACGCCGTGGCGCGGAAGCGGGCCGGCGCTCCGTGGCCGGCGGAAGGCGGTGCGGCATGAGCGAGGAACTGGACATCCGCTCGCTGTCCGTCACAGCCGCGGCGAAGCTGCTGAAGGTGCCGCCGAAGACGATCCGCGAGCACATCCGCCGCGGCCTGCCGCTGGTGGACAAGCGGATCGACCTGATTGTCTATGGGGCTTGGCTGAACCAGCAGGAACAGAACCGGCAGAGCGATGGTGCTTGACCCGAACAAGCTGAGCCGCAACGAACTCGTCCAGCTACTCAACTCGACGGCGCTGGGTGAGTCGATCACGCGCTCGCGGCTGGACCGGCAGATGAACCGGGCAGGCCGGCGCTGGCATGACGGCCGGCGCATCCGGCTGCTGGAGTACCTGCGCTGGCTGATCCGCGAGGTGGAGCGGCCGGCGAAGCCGAAGATCGACGCCCGCGCCGCCGACCTCGAACGCAAGAACACCGAGACCTGGCGGACGCAGAACATCGCGCCGCTGCCGGACATCGCCGACTTGAACCGGCGGGAACGCGCCCGGGCCGACTTCCGTTTCTTCTGCGAAACCTACTTCGCCAGCGCCCTCTATCGCGGCTGGTCGGAGGACCACCTGCGCGTCGTTGAGAAGATCGAGCGGGCGGTGAAGGAAGGCGGCTTGTTCGCGTTCGCCATGCCGCGCGGGTCGGGCAAGACCACGTTGGCCCGGCTGTCGGCGCTGTGGGCGATTCTGTCCGGCTACCGCCCGTTCGTCTGCCTCATCGGCGGCTCGCAGGAACGCGCGATTGAACTGCTCGCTCCGATCCGCAAGGCCGTCCTGGAGAATCCGCTTCTACTGGCCGACTTCCCCAAGGCCATCTATCCGCTGCACCGGCTCCAGAACAACGCCCGCCGGCAGATCGGCCAGCACATCGACGGCCGGCCGACCTACTGCACGTGGGCCGCGGACAAGCTGGTCTTCCCGACGGTCGAAGGACCGTACAACGAGGCGTCCGGGGCCATAATCACCGTGACCAGCCTCGACGCCAACATGCGCGGCCAGCAGCACACCACGATGGACGGCCGGACGCTGCGCCCGTCGCTGGTGCTACTGGACGATCCGCAGACCCGCCAGTCGGCCCGCTCGCCTTCGCAGACGCGATACCGGCTCCAGCTTCTCACCGGCGACGTGCTGGGCATGGCCGGGCCGGGCGAGTCCATCGCCGCGGTGCTCACCTGCACGAAGATTTACGCCGGCGACCTCGCCGACCAGGTGCTCGACCGGCAGAAGACGCCCGAATGGCAAGGCGAGTGCACGAAGCTGGTCTACGCCTTCCCGACCGCGGAGAAGCTCTGGGATGAGTACGCCCGCGTCCGCGCCGAAGGCTTGCGGCAAGGCAAGGGTCTGGCGCCCGCGACGGAGTTCTACGCCGCGCACCGCGAAGCGATGGACGCCGGGGCCGTCGTCGCCTGGCCGGAACGGTTCGACCCCAAGACGGAGGTGTCCGCCATGCAGCACGCGATGAACTTGAAACTCCGCGACGAAGAGGCGTTCGCCGCCGAGTATCAGAACGAGCCGGCGACGGAGCAGTTCGAGGATGAGCGGCTCACGGCCGACCAGGTTGCCGAGAAGATCACCGGCCGGCCGCGGGGCGAAGTGCCGCTGGCGGCAACGCGCCTCACCGCGTTCATCGACGTGCATGACAAGCTGCTGTACTGGTGCGTCTGCGCGTGGGAGGAAGACTTCACGGGCTACGTCATCGACTACGGCACGTTCCCCGACCAGAAGCGGCAGTATTTCACGCTCCGCGACGCCACGCACACACTGGCCGCGGCGTTCCGCGGGGCCGGCAAGGAAGGCGCGGTCCAGGCCGGCTTGGAGAAGCTCGCCGGCGAGTTGCTCGCCCGGCCGTGGGAGCGGACCGACGGCGCGGCGCTGCACGTCGAGCGGCTCTTGATCGACTCGGGCTATCTGCCGGCGGTGTGCAACGCCGTCGCCGTCAAGCTCGGGCCGGCCGTGCTGCTGTCGAAGGGCATGGGCCTGCGGGCCGGCAACAAGCCGATGGCTGCCTACACGCGCCGGCCGGGCGAGCGGCACGGGCACAACTGGTACATCCCCAACGTGTCGAGGTCGAGCGAGTTCCGCCACGTCGCCTTCGACGCCAACTTCTGGAAGACCTTCCTTCACGCGCGGCTGGCGACGCTCGCCGGCGACAAGGGCTCGCTGTCGCTCTTCGGCAAGAAGCCTGAGCAGCACCGGCTCTTTGCCGAGCATGTGGCCGGCGCGGAAACCTACGTCGTCACCGAAGGGCAAGGCCGGACGGTCCACGAGTGGCGCGTCAAGCCGTCAAAGCCTGACAACCACTGGTTCGACTGCCTCGTCGGCTGCGCCGTGGCCGCATCCATGGCCGGCGCGAAAGTTCCCGGCGAAGGCGCGACCACCCGCCAGCGGAAGCGGTATACACAGGAAGACCTGAGAAGGCGAGTGGTATGACGAGCGAGAGCACACGCAAGCGCTGGCCGCCGGCGGACGAGCCCAAAGGCGTCGTCTGCCCCAAGTGCGGATGCGCCCACCTGCCGGTGCTCAACACCCGGCGCTCGATGGGCCGGATCGTCCGCTACCGCCAGTGCCGGCACTGTGGCCGGCGGGTCACGACCTACGAAGTCACGCCGTCGAAGCTCGCCGACGTGACCGCGTAGAGCCCCGGAAAACCGGAGCGAATGACAGATATGGCACAATCTGCCGCCGCAAGCCGGAAGGCCCTTCGCGGGGCGCAGCTTCGGCGGTAGGGTGAGAGCAGACAACCAGGACGCGCGGCGCGTCGGCTGATCCCCGACGCGAAGCCACGGACCAAGGCCATGCGGGGCCGCATACCCGGCATGGCCTTTTCTGTTGGGCCGCGCGGCTGGTTGTCGGCGAGGTGACGCGATGGCGGACGACTTGAAAGACGCGATCCGGCAGAACGCCCAAGGCCCCAAGCAGGCGAGTACGGACGGCGTGAACGTCGAGCAGCATTCGCTGGCGGACCAGATCGCCGCGGACAAGTACCTGGCCGCGAAGGATGCGGCGGCGCGGAATCCGGCCAAGGGGTTCGCCCGCGTCAAGATCGTGCCGCCGGGGACGGTGTAACGCATGGGACTGTGGCCCTGGACAAAGCGGAAGAAGGTGCAGGCGGACGGCCTGGTGCTGGTGCGGGCGAAGTTCGACGCCGCGCAGACCACGCCGGACAACCGCAAGCACTGGGCGAATGCCGACCATCTCTCGGCCGACGCCGCGGCTTCGCCGGAAGTCCGGCGGACGCTCCGCAACCGTGCCCGTTACGAAGTGGCGAACAACTCCTACGCCCGCGGGATCGTCCTCACGCTGGCCAACGATGTCATCGGGACCGGGCCGCGGCTCCAGATGCTCGCCGACTCCGCGGAAGCCAACCGCACCATCGAAGCGGAGTTCGCGCGGTGGGCCAAGGCCGTCGGGCTTGCCGAGAAGCTCCGCACCATGCGGCAGGCGCGGGCGCAGGACGGCGAAGCGTTCGCGTTGCTGTTCAGCAACAACCGGCTCGCGTCGCCGGTCAAGCTCGACGTGCGGCTCATCGAAGCCGATCAGGTAACCACACCTGACCTGTCCTTCGGCAAGGCCAACGTCGTCGATGGGATCGTGCTGGACGAGTTCGGCAACCCCGTCGAGTTCCACGTGCTCAAGCAGCACCCTGGCGGCGACGCGGCTTCGGCCGGCACGCAGTACGACCGGGTTCCCGCGGCGAGCATGATCCACTGGTTCCGCGCCGATCGGCCGGGCCAGAACCGCGGGCTGCCGGACATCCTGCCGGCGCTGCCGCTGTTCGCCCAGCTTCGGCGGTACACGCTGGCGGTCATCGCTGCGGCCGAGTCGGCGGCGAACATCGCCGTGCTGATGAAGACCAACGCGCCGGCCGGCGGCGAAGCGGCTGAGGTCGAACCCATGACGGAAATGGAGTTCGCCCCGAACATGGCCGTCTTCACGCCCGAAGGCTGGGAGCCTTCACAGGTGAAGGCCGAGCAGCCGGCGACGACTTACGACATGTTCAAGCGGGAAATCCTCAACGAAATCGCCCGCTGCCTGAACATGCCGTACAACATCGCGGCCTGCAACTCGTCGGGCTACAACTACTCGTCGGGGCGGCTGGATCACCAGACCTACTACAAATCCATCCGGGTCGAACAGGCCCATATCGAGGCGGTTGTTCTGGACCGCATCTTCGCCGCATGGCTCACCGAGGCCGTGCTTGCGTTAGGCATTAGGCTGAAGGCTATAGGCTGTAGGAGGGAGGACGCGGCGTTTGTTCGGCGTGCAGACGGCGCTCCATATTCAGCGCCTACAGCCTACGGCCTACAGTCTACAGCCTTGCCCCCCCACCAGTGGTTCTGGGACGGCCACGAACACGTGGACCCGCAGAAGGAAGCTGCCGCGCAGGCCCAGCGGCTCGCCAGCCACACCACCACGCTGGCCTGCGAGTACGCCCGTCAAGGCAAGGACTGGGAAACCGAGCTGCGCCAGCGAGCCAAGGAAGCCTCGTTGATAAAGGAACTCGGCCTCACGTTCGCGCAGGCCGCCCCGCAGACGCCCTCGCAGGACAACAAGGACGACGAAGACCCCGAAGACGAGGAGGACAGCCGTGCCGCTGCCTGAAAAAGACGATCACAAGACGCTTCGGTTCGTATGTGAGCCGGGCGCGATATCCATCGAAGCCGCGGCGGATGTTGCCGCCGGCCCAAACGGCAAGCCGAAGCTGCCGCGCTTCTCGATGGTCGCATACACCGGCGGGGCCATGCGCATCGCCGGCTGGCGCTATCCGGTCATCGTGGACCTGGCCGGTCTGACCATCCCTTCGCAGTCTCGGCCGATTCGCTTCGGCCACGACGCCACGGCCGGCGTGGGACACACCGACAGCATTGCCGTTGCCGAAGGCAAGCTCGTCGCCGCCGGCGTTGTCTCGCGTGACACGGTGGCGGCGCGGGAGATCGTCGCGTCAGCCCGCAACGGCTTCCCGTGGCAGGCGTCGCTGGGCGCGTCGGTCGATCAGTTCGAGTTCGTGCGTGAAGACCAGGCCGTTCTGGTCAACGGCCGCGAGTTCAAAGGCCCCGTCAACGTCGTCCGCCGGGCGACGTTGGGGGAAATCAGTTTCGTGGACCTCGGAGCCGACGGGAACACCTCGGCAAGCGTCGCCGCTTCGGCGAAGGAGAACACCTTCATGGAAGACAAGGAAGTCACTCAGACGCAGCAAGGCAAGGTCGAGGCCGCGGCGCAGACGGACGGGGCTGGCAAGGACGCCTCCCCGGCCGTCGCCGATTCCGCGGCGGACATCCGCGCCGCCGCGCTGGCCGAAACCAAGCGGATCGACGCCATCCGCAAGGTGTGCGCCGGCCGGCACGCGGACATCGAAGCCAAGGCCATCGAGGAAGGCTGGGACGCGGGCCAAACCGAGCTTGCGGTGCTCCGCGCCGAGCGGCCGAAGGCTCCGGCCGCGCACATCCGCGACAACAACGTCGATACCGACGTGCTCGCCGCGGCCGTCTGCCTCAGCGGCGGCATGAAGCCCGATGAGTCACGCTTCGACGAAAAGGTGCTCGAAGCCGCCAGCCGTCGGTTCCGCACCGGCATCAGCCTCCAGGAACTGGTCATGGAAACGGCTTGGGCCAACGGCTACCAGGGCCGGTCTTTCCGGTCCGACATGGAAGGCGCTCTCCAGGCGGCGTTCAGCACGTTCCGCCTGCCGGGCATCCTCTCCAACGTCGCCAACAAGTTCCTCCTTGCCGGCTTCGAGAGCGTGGAAGACACCTGGAAGCGCATCGCCGCCACGCGCAGCGTCCGCGACTTCAAGGCCGTCACCAGCTACCGGCTCACCGGCGCGTTCGAGTACGAAGAGGTCGGCCCGACGGGCGAACTCAAGCACGGCGCGGTCGATGAGGAAACCTTCACCAATCAGGCCAAGACCTACGGGCGGATGTTCTCCATCACCCGCACCGACCTCATCAATGACGACCTCGGCGCGCTGACGGCACTACCGCGGAGGATCGGCCGGGGCGGCGCGCTGAAGCTCAACAAGGTCTTCTGGACCGCGTTCCTCAACAACGCCGCGTTCTTCACCACCGGCCGCGGCAACTACAAGGCCGGGGCGGACACGGTGCTTTCGGTGGACGGCCTGACCGACGCCGAACTGCTCTTCCTGGAGCAGAAGGACGCTGACGGCAACCCACTGGCCTTGGTCGCCAAAGTGCTATTGGTCCCGCCGGCGCTGTTGGTCCGTGGCACGCAGTTGATGAACTCTATGGAGCTGCGCGACAACGCCGCTTCGAGCAAGTATGTCACCAGCAACCCGCACGCCGGCAAGTTCAGCGTCGTCCACTCGGCCTACCTGTCCAACGCCAGCATCAGCGGCACCTCGGCCAAGGCGTGGTATCTGCTGGCCGACCCCGACGATCTGCCGGTTATCGAGGTGGCCTTCCTTAACGGGCAGCAGACCCCGACGGTGGAGCGAGCGGACGCCGACTTCAACGTCCTGGGCATTCAGTTCCGCGGGTATTTCGACTTCGGCGTTGCCCTCCAGGACTACCGGGCAGGCGTGAAGATGAAGGGCGAGGCATAAGCCTCGCAGTCATAGGAGCAAACCGACATGGCAACGTTCATTCACGATGGAAGTAGCATCGACTACACCCCCGGCTCGGCCGTGACGGCGGGCGCGGTCGTCATCCAGGGCGAACTGGTCGGCGTGGCCAAGGTGGATATTCCGGCCAACACTCTTGGGGCGCTGGCCGTTGATGGCATCTTCGACTTCCCCAAGGCGACCGGCTCGGCCATTTCCGTCGGGGCTTTGTGTTATTGGGACGCGACCAACCAGCGGGCAACGACCACGGCCTCGGGCAACAAGCTGATCGGCAAGTGCGTCAAGGCCGCCGCGGATACGGATACGACCGTCCGCGTGCGGATGTCGCAGTGAGGATGGACAGAGATGACCGCGAGCTTCGTGCATGAGGGTGCTTCAATTGACTACACGCCGGCGACCGACCTGGCCGCCGGCGAGGTGGTCTCTATCGTCACGCCGGACGGCGGTGGGTTCATTGGCGTCGCGCCGCGACCGGTGCCGGCCGGCGTGAAGGGTGCCCTCGCCGTCGAGGGCGTGTTCCAGTTGCCCAAAGCGGCCGAAGACCTGGTCGCCGGACAAAAGGTCTACTGGGACGCCCTCCAACAGAAGATCGTCGCCTCGCCAACCCTGCTGGGTTGCGCGGGCAATCCCGTGGTCAACGGGCGCTTCCTTGCCGGCAGCGCCAACTGGACCACCTGGACCGAGCGCGGCAGCGCCTCGCGGGACTTCAACTCACCTTTGGTGCCGGCCGGTGGTAAAGCGCCTGGCCTGCGTATCTGGCAGACCGGCAACTTCAACGGCGGCGTCTACCAGGCGGTGACGCTGACGCCGGGCCGGGCTTACACGTTGCGTGTCCTGTGTCGCGACCTGGCTTCGACCGTGGACGCTGCCTGGGCGGAAGTGCTGATCGGCACTCCCGTGCCGGTCAACGGCCAGGACTACGCCGGCGGTTCGGGGGGAAGGCTGCTTCTGGCCAAGTGGGACACATACGTCGGCGCGCGATGGAACGGCGATCAGGCCAGCGCTTCCGTGGCCCAGTCGCTCACGTTCACCGCGACCGCGGCGACGATGTACCTGGTCCTCAAGGTAGGCCAGAACACCTCGCCCACGGCGGTGGTCGATGTGTCCTTCGATGACGTGGCCCTGTGCGAGTCGCCTGGTTCCCCGGCGGTCCGTACGCCCATCGGCGTGGTGATCGCGGACGCGCCCAGCGCCGAAACGACGGTCCTGGTCAGACTGCGGTGGTTTTAGATGTCGGGCCTGCTGGAGAAAGGATCGAACTGGCTGGAAGACCAGCGTCACACGCACCTGACGCGGACGGTGGTTTACCAGCGCGGCGGCGAATCAGTCGAATTGGCCGCGACAGTGGGTCGGACGGTCTTCGAGCAGGCGGATGAGTTCGGCGTGATTCATCGGACCGAATCGCGCGACTTCCTGGTGCGGGAAGCGGACCTCGTGCTGGCGGGCAGTCAGACGCTGCCAAAGGCCGGCGACAGGATCAGAGAGCCAGCCGGTGATCAGACGTTCGTCTATGAGGTCATGGCTCCGGGCGCCGAACCGCCGTGGCGGTACAGCGATGCGTACCGGCGGACGCTGAGGATTCACACGAAGCATGTAGCGACGGAGTAACCGCACGTGGAGAACTGGATGATTCAACCCGTGGTGCAGTACGGCTTCCTGGGCTTCTCCGTGGTCCTGCTGGGCGTGGTGATCTGGCTCATTCGCCAGTTGCTGGAGGTGCTGGAGGCGAACAACCGGATTATCGCGGCCAACACCGAGGCGATTCGCGACCTCACCAACACAACCAGCGATCTGCTGAACCTGAATCGCTCGCTGCATGACAAGATCATCTCGCGGCCATGCATTGCCCGGGAGGAAGTGTGAGATGAGCGTCATCACGCAGATCGCCGATGCCGTCGTGACCAGCCTGAATGGCGGCTCGTTCAGCCAGTCGTTTACCGCACAGCGGCGGTATCAGCCGTCGTTCGCCCTGGCTGAGATGGAGACGCTCCGCGTCACCGTCGTGCCGAAATCGGTGTCGATCACCAATGCCACCCGCGACAGCGGCTTTTTCGATTGCGCCATCGACATCGGCGTGCAGAAGAAGGTCAACCCAGAAGACCAGGCCGAGGCGGATGCGCTCTTGGGCCTCGTCGATGAACTCATGACCCATCTGCGGGGCCGGCGGTTGGACGATGCGCCCGAAGCGGCCTGGTTGAGCCCGACGCACGATCCGATCTTCGCGGCCGAGCATCTGGACTCCAAGCATGTGCTGACGAGCGTACTGACCGTGGCGTACCGCGTGCAGCGGTAGAAACACGCCGGACGTTGGGGCCGGCGAGATCAGGAGAAGGTTATGGCTATCAAACTGGGCATGGAAGCCAAGCTCTACTACGGGCCGGCCGGATCGACGGCCAACACCGAACTGAACAACGTCAAGGATGTGACCTTGAATCTGGAGACGGGCGAGGCGGATGTCACCACGCGCGGCAACCAGGGCTGGCGGGCGACGGTGGCCACGCTCAAGAGCGGCACCGTTGAGTTCGAGATGATCTGGGATACCGGCAACGCGGGCTTCACCGCGATCAAGAACGCCTACTTCAACAACACGTCAATCGCCCTGGCGATTCTCGATGGCCCCAACGGCGAAGGCCTCGACGCGGACTTCTCGATCACCAACTTCAGCCGCAACGAGCCGCTGGAAGAAGCGATCACCGTCAGCGTGACCGCCAAGCCGACCTATTCGACCCGGGCACCGACCTGGAAGACCGCAGGAGGAACGTAATCCATGCGAACCTTTACCGACAATGCCGGCCGGACTTGGACCATCGTTATCAACGTCGGTGCGATCAAGCGCGTGCGCGGGCTGCTGGAGGTGGACCTGCTCGAAGTCGTCGATGGCAAGCTGATCGAGCGGTTCATCCGCGATCCTGTGCTGCTGTGCGATGTGGTCTACGCGGCGTGCAAGCCGGAAGCGGATGCCAAGGGTGTCAGCGACGAGGAGTTCGGCAAGGCGATGGCCGGCGACGCCATCGAGCACGCGACGAAGGCACTGCTGGAGGAACTCGTGGGTTTTTCCCCGAGCCCGAGAGATCGGGCGAATCTCCAGCGGGTGCTCGAAGCGACGTGGACGGCGATGGATCGAGCGAGAGACGTGGTCGAAGCGCGACTGACCAACGGCGAACTCGACCGGGTGGTCGAGCAAGCGCTGGCGACTGCCACGAACTCATCTGGCGGTGCGCCGGCATAGTCGGCGTCGAGCCCGAGCGGCTGACGCTCCGCGAATTGCTGGCGATGGCCGAGGCCCGCATGAAGGACGACTGGTCGCGGACCAGCTCGCTGATGGCCCTGCTGGCTAACTGCCATCGCGACCCGAAGAAAACGCCGCCGTATCGGCCGAGTGACTTCGATCCGTTCGTCAAGCGCAGTCAACCGCCCATGGTGGGCGTCGAGATTCTCAAAGACGTGTTTGTGCATGGACGTATTCCCAAGCAGGAGGCTCACACATGAAGAACGTAGCATTCGCGGAGTTCTCAATCATCGGTCTGATCCACGCGGCGCTGGTCGGCTGCGCCAGCCTGAATCCCCAGCCGCCCATTGAGGCGTTCGCCAACAAGCTGGCGGACGAGGCGATCATCCCGGCGGTGCGCGAGGGGCTCGCGCAGGGTGTCGAGCAACTTTCCATCCAAGCCGGCGCGCAAGGCATCAACCCGACCTACGCGGTGATGTTCGAGGGCAAGTGGGTGGTGGGCATTGAAGGCCGGGCGACCGTCGGCGTCGAAGGTGTGGCGGGGCAGATTCAGGTCTCCAGCACCAGCAACGAGGAGACGGAAACGAGCCCGCACGCCACAGGCGGAGGCTCGGCCACGCAGCCGGCCAATCGGGAGGAGCCGTGAGCAAACGGCATCGCGGGACATGGTTCGCGTGCGTGTGCGGCGTGCTGCTCGCAGGTTGCACACTGCACGTGCATCTGGGCGGCAAATACTACCTGAACGACCCGGCCAAGGATGAGCCGGGGTTTGTATTGGAGGCACAACCTCATGCTGACGTGGCTGGACGGCAAGAAGACACTCATCGGCAGCCTGCTTCTCAGCCTGCTGGGCGCGGTCTGGAGTTTGGACGTATTGATTGACGGCGCGGCCAACTGGCTCACCGAGCAGCAGTACGTCGCCATCGGCACCACCATCGCCGGCCTGACCGGTGCGGCCATGCGGTTGGCCGTCGGCAAGGTCGAGAAGAATGGCAAGACGGAATGATCGACCTGCGGATCAAAGAACTGTTCTTCGACCGGCCAATGGTCGCGCGGGCGGTGAACAAAGCCAAGCGTGGGGTGCTGTCGCGCGCGGGCGCGTTCATTCGTCAAGCCGCCCGCACAAGCATCCGCAAGCGCCAAGGAACATCGTCGCCGGGCAGTCCGCCTTACTCGCACACCGGCCTGCTGCGCCGGTTCATCCTGTTCGGCTACGACCGTGGCACCGATTCGGTCGTGGTCGGACCGGTGAGGCTCAATAAACCGGGCGAAGCACCGCGCGTGCTGGAGTTGGGCGGCACGACGGTCATCGAACAACGCGTGCGCGGTCGCCGCGTCCGCGCGCGGGCTCGTATTCAAAGGCGACCCTACATGGGTCCGGCAATGGAGAAGGAACTGCCGAAGTTCCCGGCGTTGTGGCGGAACAGTATTCGGCCAGGGTGAGCAATGGCCAGCACACAGGGCATTCGAGCCGGTCGAGCATTCGTCGAACTCGGCGTGAGCGACAAGCTCACCGCCGGGTTGCGTCGGGCGCAGCGGCAATTGCGGGCCTTCGGCGAGGGGTTGCGCTCCATCGGCACGCGCATGACCGCCGTGGCCGCCTCAGTGCTCGCACCACTCGGGGCAACGGTCAAATACTTTTCCAGCGCCGGCGACACGCTGAACAAGATGGCGGCCCGGACGGGCGTCAGCAGCGAGGCGCTCTCGGAACTGGGATTTGCCGCTGAGCAATCCGGCGCGGACCTGGAAACGCTCGAACTCGGCCTGCGCCGGATGCAGAAGGTGATCGGTGATGCGGCTGACGGCTCGGCCTCCGCGGGCGACACACTCGGCAAGCTGGGGCTGACGCTGGCAAAGCTCCAGGGCCTGGCTCCCGAGCAACAGTTTGCCCTCATCGCTGACCGGCTCAGTCAGATTCAAGACCCGACCTTGCGTGCAGCGTCCGCGATGGAAGTCTTTGGCCGGTCGGGAACGCAGTTGCTCCCGCTGATGCAGGATGGGGCCAGAGGCATCGGGCAACTGCGGGAGCAGGCCCGCGCGCTCGGCCTGACTGTCTCGACGGGGACGGCCCAGGATGCCGCCGTACTCAACGATACGCTGAACATCCTGTGGCGCGTCGTGAAACAGGGCGCGTTCGTGGTCGGCTCGGTATTGGCCCCAGCGGTGGTCGAGCTATCAAACACCATCACCCGAACAGTTGTTTCTGTCACCAACTGGATCAGCCAGAACAAGGCGGTGGTGGTCACCGTCGCCAAGGTCGCAGCGACCGTCGCCGCCGCCGGCGTGGCCATCATCGGCCTGAGTTGGGTGGTGTCCGGCATGGCCGCGGCACTAGGTGGACTGGCCGCCGTCGCATCGGGAGTTGGAACCGTTCTGGGCGTGGTCGGCTCCGCGCTCACGGCCTTGCTCTCGCCGATTGGCTTGGTCATCGCGGCGGTCGCGGCCCTTGGTGCGGCGGTCTTCATTTACAGCGGCGCGGCCGGCAAAGCCCTTGAGTGGCTGCGCGAGCAGTTCGGTCGGCTTCATGCTTTCGTGTCCAGGGTGGTGACCGGCATGTCCGACGCCTTGGCCGCCGGCGACGTAGCCTTGGCCGCGCGCATCCTGTGGCTGGCCCTCAAGCTCGCCTGGCAAGAAGGCGTGGCCGCCCTGAACCGCACATGGCTTGCGGTCAAGCGGTTTATGCTCACGCAGGCCCAGCAGATGTGGACCGGCGTGTTGAGCGGCGCGGAGTTCGTCTGGCACGGACTGAAGGTCGGCTGGATCGAGGCCACGGCGTTCATCTCGCGGACCTGGAAGCGGTTCACCAGCTTCCTGGAGGTGACCTGGGCCACGATCAAGAACGTTGCGACCAAGACGCTGAATCACATTAAGGGCCTGTTCGACGAGACGTTCGACGTGGATGCGGCCAACCTTGTGGCCGACCAGGCGCTCGTGGCCGCCGAGCAGCGGATCGAGCAGGACAAGGACGCCCAACTCGGCCAACTTCAGCGCGAAGGCCAGCAGAAACGCGAAGCCGAGCAGCAGCGCCACGAATCCCGCCTGCGCGGCATCATCGAGGCCGAGGATGAAGCGCTGGCCGAACTCGACCAGGCCACAGACAGTCAACTCGATCAGACGCGGCAGCAACTCGACGACGCCCGCCGGCAGTTGGCCGATGCCCTGGCCGAGGCGAAACAGAAACGCGAGCAGATCGAGGCCGAAGACAAGGCCCCGCAAGCCGGCCCGCGCGGTCTGCTCGACGGGCTGGCCGATCGCCTGGAAGGACTCGGCGACGTGATTGCCAACAAGATTACCGTCACCGGCACGTTCAACCCGGTAGCGGTCCAAGGCCTGGCCGCCGGCAACGACGCCGCCCAGCGCACGGCCACCGCGAGCGAGCAGACGGCCAAACACACCAAGCGTCTCGCGGATGCGGCGGTCACCGGCGGGCTGACGTTCGCCTGATAAGGAGGCACCGTGCCGATCACCGTTGAAGAACGATTCGAGAGCCGGCAGGTCACGATGGGCACCAACCCCTCGGCTGAGCTGCGCTACAACATTCGCGGCACGAACGACGACGTGGCCGCGCGGGTCGCGCTCGAAGCGGCCAGCCCGTTGGTCTATGATTTCTACGGCAACGGTTTGTGGGTCATCCCACGCGAGAGCGCCTCGGTGGAGCCGGTGGCCAACGACATTTGGGAGGGCATCGTTCGCTACGGCATCGTGCCCCAGGAAAACGAATCGACGTTCTCGTTCGACACCGGCGGCGGGACGACGCACATCACCCAGTCGCTGGAGACGGTCGCAGCCTATGGCGCGGTCGGCACGCCGCCGAACTTCGGTGGGGCCATCGGGGTGACCGACGACAACGTCGAGGGTGTGGACATCACCGTCCCCGTCTATCACTTCAGCGAGACGCACTTCTTGCCGGACATCGTGGTTGCCCCGGCCTACAAGGCGACGCTGTTCAACCTCACCGGTCGGGTCAACGGCTTGCCGTGGAAGGGTTTCGCGACCGGCGAGGTTCTGTTCCTCGGAGCATCCGGCACCAAGCGGGGCCTCCAGGCCTGGGAGATCACCTATCGTTTCGCCGCCTCGCCGAACAAGTCCAACATCACCGTCGGCTCCATCAGCGGCATCAGCAAGAAGGGGTGGGAGTACCTGTGGATTCGCTATGCCGAAACGGAAGACACTGCGGCCAAGGCTCTGGTGAAGCGCCCGCTGGCCGCCTACGTGGAGCGGGTGTACGAGTACGGCGACTTCAGCCTGATGGGGATCGGGGTGTGAGCGATGGGCGAGTTGAAGAAAGTCCAATCCGGTTCGCCGCTGGTCATCCCGGCCCAGACGTTCAACGCCTTCATTGACGCGGCCAGGGATTACCAGGACCGCCAACTCGGCCAGCAGCGCACAGCGCTGTCGAGTTCAAATGACAGCGGCATGGTGCTCCTCAAGAACATCAGCGGCGCGGATCGCGCGCGGTTCGAGATTCTGGGCATCAACACGCCGCTCATCCAGCCGGCCGACAACCTCGATCAGTTTGTCAACCGGCCAGCGCTGTCAGGTGTGACACCGACGGCGGCGAATCACTGGGGCAAGTTCGGCGTCCTGGCCGAGCCGATACGCAATGGCGCACTCGGCTGGGCTTGGGTATCCGGCGTTTGCCCAGTAAAGATCGACATCGCCAACGCCAACCACTGGCACGCCGACATCGCGGACGGCTCGGCCGCCTACCTCAAGAGCAGCGGCGGCGGAGCGGCGCAAATCCTGTGGAAGGACTCCGGCACGGGAGTCAGATGGGCCGTCGTGCGTCTGGGCCGCTGGTCTCCGACGGTGTTCCCGGTGAACCTGACCCAGACGGGTGGCTCGCAAGGCACCAGCACCACGGCCGCCAGTTGGACCTACAGCGTGGTCGATCCCGTGACGAACCAGACGCTCGCGACGGGCGTCAATCCCACCGCCTCGCCCCACAAATGGAAGCGCCCCTCAGCGGGCTGGATGATCGCCGCCACGTTCGGCTACGCCCACTACAACGCCCAGGGCCAGCTCGTGCTCGGCTGGATCAACGAGATGGTTGAGCAGGAAGCATGTACCAGTTAAGGAAGCGGCACGATGGCCACGACAGGCAAGGCCAGATTGTTCAAAGCCGGCAAGCGCACCCTTCGCACCAACGGCAAGGCGCAGTTGTTCAACGCCGGCGGCCACTGCTCCGAATGCTGCACGCCGTACGTTCTGGCCTCGTTCACCACCAATAGCAGCACGCCCTGCTGGGATTTGACGCCGTACCAGGGGCCGGGCAAGGCGACTCCCTGCGCTTTCTGGCGGCTGATCGAGACCGGTTCGTGCTATCCGTATTCCTATCCGTGGTATGGGACGGGATGCGTGAACCACGCCGGACAACTCGTCGGCCTGCCAAGTCAGTTCTGCTCCAGCTACTACTACAACGGCTACATGCAGCTACAGATCGGCTGCCGCTCGGCTTCCGGCACGCAGATCAACTGGCCAGGGACGTGCCAAACGACGACCAGCGTGTATTCGTGTTGATCTGGAGAAGATGATGAGACTCGATGCTATTCACCAAGAGAACGTGCTGACGCACATGCCCTTCCTGACCCGCTTGGCTGCGTCTTCAGACGCCGAGGCCATCGTCGATCAGGGGAAACTCGTTCTGTTTTACTGCCGATCCGGCCCGAAGGACGTGGATGTTTCGGCTGGTTCACGGCGCTGGAAGCTGTGGATCGCGGTCGGAGACCGGCCGCCGCGGCGACTGGAAACCGGCCTGCCCGACGATCTAACCGAGTGCTCTCCCACCGCCTGGTCTGATGACACCGGCTGGCACGTAACGTTCATCGCCGGTGGCGCATCAGAAAGCCCGCTCTACCGCCTTTACCGCATGGACGGACCGGACCTCGATGACTTGAGCAAGCCCGTGGCCATCCATGCCACCCGTGCGGCCTTCGTGTACGGCGACCGGCTGGTCCACGCCGACCCGGAGAACCTGATCTACGTCCGCCAGCCGTCGGGCGATTTCGACATTGAACTGCCCGGCGCGTTCATTTATCGCGTGTCCTACCGCGCGGATGAACCCGATACACTTCTGATCAGCGGTGCATGGCAGACAGAACGCGACGTGTTCGCGCTGGAGTACGATCTGAGGACGGGCGAGCAACACCTGCTCGAATGCGACGGCCTGCCGGCCTACAAGTGCACCATCCTCGGCAACAAAGTTCTGTACGCCCAGCGCATCGGCGAACATTTCGAGCATCGCCGGATCAACACGTCCGAGGCCCTGTCACGCCGCCGCGTCAACACCATCGTCCGTCGCCAGCCCGGCCAAGTCCAGCCGGTCGTCACCCAGCCGACCGGCGGCTGCGGCTGCCGCGGGCGCTCGCAGACCGACGCTACCCCTCTATCCGCCAGCAGTGAGCCACCGAAGGCGGAAGCTTCGTCTGCCATCAACTCGGCGGCGGACACGGCACCCGTCACCCGCGCCTCATGCCTTGAGTGCATCGAGAAGCACCTCGGCGCGGCCCTGGTCTTGCTAACAGAAACCCGCGAAGGCTACGCCCACCGCCTCCGCGCCATCGGCCACCTGCACGAAGCCGAGGACGAATCGCAGGAGTTCCCCACCCTGCACGCCGCCATCCGCGAAGCCCGCAAAGCCTACCAGACCGCCGGCACCATGCCCGACTGGGAAACGCTTTCCCAACTCGCGCGTGAGCCACAGCGGGAAGACGGTGGACATCGCGAGCGATGAGCCGGTGCATCAGCCACTCCGCAACCGTTCCGGTAGGCACTCAGCATGAAGCCGAGTGCCGCCGAAGTTGGTTTTTGCGCGGAACGGCCGGAAAGGGCTTTCAACCCGGCCGATTCTGACGTAAAATACAACCAGGAAAGGGGTTATGTTGATGGCCCACGCGAGCTTTTCCAACCGAGCCGCCGGCAGATTCGCAACGCCCGAAGCTGGTTGGTGCGGGTCATCGCCCGCCGCGCCGTGGACATCCTCAACGCCCAGGAGACCGGCCCATGAAGAAGACGGCAATCTACGCGCGCTACTCGTCCCACGCCCAGGATGGCGGCACGTCGATTGAAGTCCAGCTCGACGCCTGCCGCCGCGACCTCCAGCCCAAGACATACCGCGAATACGTTGACCGGGCCCGCACCGGCCGCTCGATGGCCGGCCGTGAAGCCTTGCTCCGGCTGCTGGCCGACGCCGAAACCGGCCAGATCGAACGGGTGCTGGTCTACAAGTTCGACCGGCTCGGCCGCAACCTCGCCGAAACCAGCGCGATCATCGCGCAGCTTGAGGACGGCGGCGTCGAGGTGGTCAGCGTCACCGAGGGCAGGGACGCACTGGCCCGCGGGATGCACCTCGTAATCAGCGAGCACTATTCGCGGGTGTTGTCAGAGCGGACGAAGGACGGGCTGCTCAAGCGGTTCGAGCAGAAGGCTTGGACCGGCGGACCACCGCCTTACGGCTACCGGATCGAAACAACAGCCGATGGCCTGCACCGGCTCGCCGTTCACGAAGAGGAAGCGGCGGTCGTCCGATGGCTGTTCCAAGTCTACACCAGCGAGTCGATTGGTCTGAAGGCTCTTGCTCGCCGGCTGGCCAAGCGCGGTATTCCAACCCGGCGTTGCCCGACGTGGACGCACACGAGTGTTCGGCGAATCCTCACGAACGATATCTGCATTGGCCGGATCGTTTACAACCGCAGACGCTTCAAGCTCAACAAACGGACCGGCCGACGGGTGCCGGTGTGGCGGGATGAGTCAGAGCACATCGTGCAGAGTGATGAACGCCTGCGGATCATTGACGACGGAACCTTCGCCGAAGCACAGAATCGGCTGGCCTTGCACGCGCGACCGCGGCGAGACACCGGCCAGCTTCTTGCCCCGGCTTACCGGCCGTTCACCGGGTTGATCTTCTGCGAAAAGTGCGGCAGCGTGTGTTATCGGTGGACCAGCAAGAACCGCAAGGGCGAGTACTACTACTACGGATGCGGCTGCCGTCAGAGAAACGGGCGCGACGCCTGCGACAACATGGCCAACATCCGGGAAGACCTGCTGATGGACCGGATCAAGGCGACCTACCAGGAGGTCTTCGCCGATGCCGACTCGATCATTGAAGACGCCATTGAAGAAGCGCGGAAACTGGTGCAATCCAACCGCGACCAGCTCCAGCGGGTTCGCGGCCAGATCGGCGAACTCGACAAAAGGATCGGCTCGATGACCCGGCTCCTGGTGGACCCGGACATCGACGCCACGGCCAAGCGGGCGGTATCGCGGCAGGTCGGGGAGTTGGAAGCCCAGCGCGAGCGACTCCAGAACGCCATGGCGGAACTGGCCAGCGACGCCAACGATAACACCGCCCGGCTGGCCGCCGCGGTGCGGCAGGCCCTCACCGAAGCGCAAGAGTCGCTTGCCACGGTGGCCACGCCGACCGAGATGAGGGACTTCATCGAGCAGTTCGTTGGCCCGATGGTGCTGACGGCGGACGGGGAGATCGTGCGAAAGGACGCCAGCGAACCGGCCGGAAACGACAAGGCCCCGGCCGAAGCCGAGGCCCTGAAGCGGTCAATAGCGGGGACAGGATTCGAACCTGCGACCTCGAGGTTATGA